CGCAGAGCGTAGAGATAGTGTCATCAAATTAGCTAACTTAGTTAGCTATACTCCAAAACGCAATCTAGCCAGTCAAGGTTTCTTAAAAGTTATTGGTATTCAAACTACACAGAATATTACTGACCTTAATGGAATAAATTTAGGAAATCTTCCTATATTATGGAACGATCCCGCCAATCCAGTTTGGTTAGAACAATTTAATACTATTATTAATGCGGCACTAATTAATACTCAAAAGATAGGTCGTCCTGGTAACGTGGCAGAACTATTAGGAGTGGTTACTAGTGAATATACATTAAAAATTCCCGAAAATACATTACCAATTGTACCTTTTACTAGTACCGTTGACGGTATCACTATGAATTTTGAATTAGTAAGTGTCACTAGTATTGATGAAGATTACGTATATGAAATACCCCCTGGACCATCAGGAACTTTCAATATGGTATACCGCAATGATAAATTAGGTTATGGTAGCCCCAATACAGGGTATTTCTTTTATTTTAAGCAAGGCACTTTACAAAATTATGATTTTGTATTGCAGCAGCAAATTTCTAATCAAGTGGTTAACATAGGGGATATTCAAGGTGTTAATAATACAGATACTTGGTTATACCAGTTAAATGACAATAACGGTACTAGATTGCTTTGGACAAAGGTAGACAATGTATACGCAGATGCTTATCTACAAACTGAATCATCCGGGCGCAAAATATTTGCAGTAACTTCTAGATTTAACGATCAGGTTGCCTATACATTTGGTGATGGTGTGTTTAGTCAAATACCTGTAGGAACTTATAGAGCATATGTTCGTGCCGGCAATGCATTAACATATACTATTGATCCAAACGAAATGCAAGGAATTTCAGTATCAATAAGTTATCTAGATAGATATGGAAAAACACAAATACTAACGGTAGCATTATCCCTTCAGCTACCTATATCAAATGCTCAAGTTCGTGAACCAATAGCTCAAATTAAACAACGAGCTCCTACTAGGTATTATACACAAAATCGTATGGTAAACGGAGAAGATTATAATAATTTTCCATACACACTATATAGTTCAATAATAAAATCTAAAGCAATTAATAGAAGTTCTATTGGTGTTAGTAAAAATTTAGATTTACTTGATCCTACAGGAAAGTATTCAAGTATCAATTCATTTGCCGCAGATGGCGCCATATGGCAGGATGATTCAAATGGATATGCTTCTCTAACTATTAATGATATCGGCGATATTATTACCTTTTTAACAGATTCTCTTAATGTAATATTAGCTGATAATAAGGTAATACAGTATTATGTGCAAAATTATCCTCAATATTCAATTAATCAAGTAACTGACGATGGAAATATATTTTGGCAAACTAGTTCAGTGGATGCTAATTCATTAACTGGTTATTTTAATAATTCGACTAATAATAACGAGTATCCTATTCCAATTGGTGTATTTTCTACTGGTAATGTTAAGTATGTTACTCCAGGAGCATTAATAAAGTTAGTTGCACCAATTGGATATTATTTTGATTCTAATAATCGATTGATAGGTGGTATAGCTAGTCCAAGCGATCAAACTTTTATTTGGACTACAGTACAAACTGTAATTGGCGACGGATATAATAACGGGCTAGGTTCTTTTAGTAATGGATCAGGTCCTGTTACTTTAACTGGTTATGTTCCAACGGGAGCACAGATAACAACAGTATTACCTTCATTTGATAATTCATTATCTAATTCTATTATTCAAGAGTGTAGAGTTTTAATGGAATTACAACAAAATTTTAGTCTTGTTTTTAATAATGCATTGACAATTGCAGAAGATAGATGGAGTATTAGAGAATATAATGATGCGAACTATTTAGTCAATTTTCTAAGTTTAGGAAATAACAAATATACTATTAGTTATAAATCAGTGGGATATTATTTTGGTAGTGTAAAAGATACTAGATTTACTTTCGATAAAAATCATTTGGTTTATGATCCACTAAGTGGAAAAATTTTACAAGATTTTGTAAAAATATTAGCTACTAATACACAGCCTAATAGTAATTATCCATTATCAAAAGATGTTCAAATAAACATTGTGGGACAAACAGTTGAAAGTGATGGTTACGTAAATGATTTTGAAGTGGAAGTGGCTAGCACTGATGTTAATAATCAAAATTTAATAATAAATCCTGTATTTTTTGAAACGATTACTGGATATATACCAAATGGCTCAAACACCGGAATTTATGTATTTTTTGAACTCGTAGAAGATGCTATTAATCTTTCACGATATCAACTTATTCCTAGTTCATTGGTTGTTCAATATCAAACAAAAGCTCAAATTGAGGTTGTCAAATATGATTATCCTTTGGGTCAAATATTTTATGCATACGGTGAAAATAAATTTTATACTTCTGTACAAAATAATAATGCAATTACTCTATTTTACACATTGGTTGAACAACCGCAATACTCGGTTAAACCAGGTAGGCAAGGTTTACAGTTTCAATATCGTCACAATAGTAATAATACCACTCGAATTGATCCTGCAACTACCAACATTATTGATTTATATGTTGTTACACAGGCATATTATACTAATTATCAAAAATATATTCAAGATACTACAAACACTGTCCCTATGCCATCCAAACCAACAATTGGCGAATTAACACAAGATTACGGCGAAGTTAATAATTATAAAATGTTATCTGATAGTGTAATATTGAACAGTGTTACATTTAAACCATTATTTGGACCTAAGGCTGCGCCTAATCTTAGAGCTACAATCAAGGTTATAAAAAATAATGTAAATGTCAGTGATAGTGAGATCCGAAGTGCGGTGCTTACATCGATGAATAATTATTTTAATATTAATAATTGGAATTTTGGAGACACTTTTTATTTTTCTGAATTAGCAGCCTATTTACATGATCAAGTTGGAGAGTTAATTAGTTCCGCGGTACTAGTTCCAAACGATCCTACGTTGAAATTTGGGGATCTATATGAAATTAAATGTTCCCCCTATGAAATTTTTGTTAATGCTGCAACATCCAATGATGTATTAGTTATTTCTGCTCTTACTCCCGCTGAATTACAAATCGGATAAGTATATTATATGGCAACTAGAATTCGCACCTTAAATTTTCTACCTGAAATATTTCAGACTCCTACCAATGCTCAATTTTTAGCAGCAAGTTTAGATCAAATTGTATCTCAGCCGCTGACTGAAAAAATTCAAGGATTTGTTGGTAGTAGAGTTGGTTACGGTATTAACGCTAAAGATTACTATGTAACTGAACCTACTAAAGTAAGAACAGATTATCAATTAGAACCGGGGATAGTGTTTACTAAAACTAACGAATCTACTGCACAAGATTTTATTAGTTATCCGGGTATATTGGACGCTATTAAACTTGAAGGGGCATTAGCCAATGATAATAATAGACTTTTTAATAGTGAATTTTATTCTTGGGATTCATTTACTGATTTAGACAAGATTATTAATTATTTTGAATACTATTGGATTCCTGAAGGCCCCGAACAGGTTGTAGTTGCAACAGATACCATATTTAATTTAGATCAATATATCGTAACCGATAATGTTAATGGATATGATATTTCTTCTATTATTTCCCCTCAAGGGGGAACCACTAACCCGACATTAACATTATTAAGAGGTGGTGTATATACTTTCACGGTTAATCAAGAAAGTCAATTTTGGATTCAAGGTTTTCCGGGAGTAACCGGGTATAGTCCTACACAAACCAATTTACCGACTAGAGATATATATGGAGTAGAAAATAATGGCGCATCTGTGGGAACAGTTAAATTTGTTGTCCCGCCAAAAGATGCTCAAGATTATTATAATTTTCCCGGTAATAATTTAGTTGACGTAGTAAGTACACTTCCTTTTGATCAGATTAACGGTGCTAGACTAAAAGATTTAGTAGGAATAGATGGAGTTACTTCGTTGAATGGATTGAGTATTATGTTTTATAATACCGGTGTTCCTAACGAAATTGGATATGTGTCAAATTTCCTTGATTATACTAATTATGATTTTAATAATAATTTAGTAGCTACTAAAACTATTAATGTTACAGCTACCTCAGCCATCGGTGATCGTATTACATGCAGTTCAACTAAAGATTTAGTAGTAGGAAATACTATAGTATTTTCAGGAGTTGGGTTTGGCGGGTTATCCGTTTATTCAGAAACCTTACCTAATACACTGTATTACATAGAAAGTGTTGATGTAGCTACTGTTGATGTACCTTATGATTCTCTTCCATGGGGCGACGCCGGCTGGGGAGCACTTTCTTACCCAGATCCCGGTACTATTAGTGTATCGCTAACCCTAGGTGGCCCGCCTGTAACATTAACAACAGCCATCGGATCATTAGTTGGAACTATTAATCAAGGGTTGTTAGAAGAAGGGTTTTATACTATTGTTAATCAAAATTTTTATACTATACAGTATTTAGGTGATTTAAATGATCCTGTAATCAGATTGCTTCCTAAATCGGTGATCCCTGTTAGTCAAAAAATAACAGCAGTTTACGGAACACAATGGATAAATAGAAATTTTTATAAAGACCCAACGGGACCCATTAATATTATTCCGTTTTTGAGCGCTCCTTTGGATACCTTATATTATCAAGATGGAACTAGTCCAAACAAAGTTGGCAAAATTCGTATCATTGATAATAACATAACTAATGTTATAAATGTAGAAACTGATATTTTAGGTCAAAAACAATATACTGCTCCGAACGGTGTTGTATTTACCAATGGGTTAAAAGTAGTATTTAGAGGAAATATTATTCCTGCAAGTTATGCTATCGGAGAATATTATGTTGAAGGGGTTGGCAGTAGAATAGAGTTAGTACCGGTAAAAATAATTAGTAACATTATTTCCCCTTATACAAAATTCGTAGATACTACTTATATACCATGGGATACAATACCGTGGGATATTGGCAATTGGGAAGGAACCTCATATTTACCCGTAACTCCAGATTATATTACTATTGCACGTAATAGTATAGACCGTAACGCGTGGTCAAGAAGTAACAGATGGTTTCATATTGATGTCATTAATGCCACTGCTGAGTATAATAATGATCCTGAATTAATTGAATTGTATACTACTCCTAAATACAAAGCTAAAAGACCCATAATTGAATTTAATCCTGATTTAAGACTATTTAATTCGTGTATTGAAGGTAAAGATAATGTAGATTATATTGATTTTAGAACTACTGATGCTTTTGGTCAAGTCGCAGGACAAGAAAATTATTATCCTGATGTAGTGGGGTATACCGAATATGATGCAATTATTGCACCGGCGATGTCGAGTACTAGTACCACAATTATTGTTCCTATTGACAGTGTTTACGGGACATTCTTAGTAGGACAATATGTAGGTGATTCTACGAATTTACTCCCTAATAATTCTCGAATTACAAACATTGTAACAAATACTACTTCAATGACATTGACAATAGAGTGGCAATTTAATAATACATTTTTGGGGACTTCTGTAGCATCAATAATTAGCACAGATACTACTATAGATAATTATGCATTATTTACTGGTTCTCGTATTGTATTTGCTGCTGATATCAATGTCAATGTTAGAAATAAAATTTATATATCTAGATTTTCTTCTGTAAATGGTTCTACTCCTGTTATTACTTTAACTGAAGCGGAAGATGGATTAGTATTGACTAATCAGGGGGTCGCTGTATTACGAGGGTATAATAATCAAGGCTTTGATTTTAATTTTGATGGATTAGAATGGATAAAATCACAACAAAAAATTGATGTTAATCAGGCACCTTTATTCGATATTTTTGATGATAATGGCATCAGTTTCGGCGATAAGGAAATATACAATAGTTCCTCGTTTATTGGAAATAAATTATTTGCGTATGGAATAGGATCAGGATCAGATGATTCGGTATTAGGATTCCCGTTACGGTATAGTTCTTTAGAGAATTTGGGTGATATTTCATTTGACGTATCATTAAATTTAGATACATTTGATTATGTAAAAGATGGCAATGTGTCTGAAACCCTACAGGTCAATACTGGGTATGTACATGAAACAACTAGTAGAACCGAATATATAAGGAGGTTAGGTTGGCAAACTGCGGTGTCGCCAAGTGTACAATATCAGGTATTTGAATTTAATTATGATATCTTAAATCCCACAACTACATTCATTTGCGATATTGCAATGTTGAGTTCTATGGATACAAATTGGCCTACTATTGAAGTAAATATTAAT